TCCTTTCAGTTTTTTTGTAGATTTATATCATCCTCCGACGAGGAAGTGATAGCAGAAAAATGCTTCTTGTAGTCCGTCATCATTTCATTAAATTGTTTTTTGTATTGCTGTAAGCTAAACATTTCTAAGGACGCTGACTCAAAACAAGGCTCAATATCATCCCCTAATAAACAAAAAGCCGTAAAGATAAAATCGTAGATTTCATAATAATCATCCACAGACTTTCCATTCTTTACGGTTATTTCCATTGATTGTGATGTAATGCCGTCACGTTTAATTTTTGAATACGCAGCAGCTCTTTTCCATAATATCGCCTCTACGCATAGATAATCATGGTTGACTCCGTTATCAGATACTGTCTCCCAGTAATAATTACAATTTGATGGTATAACACCCACGGCATCCGTTAAGTTGATAATACGGTATCCGTTATTAGTTTGTACGATATCTATATCGTGTCCGCCAATCGTGTCATCGTGCACGTTGTAATTACAAACAATAGGGCAGTTATACATAGTTGGAATCGCTTTTTCTATTGCTTCTTTTGAAATCTTTGATCTGTTTCTGTTTGCGCCCGAATAGCATATTTTAATAATAGCTGCATCGAATGATTCATTAATTTCAACAATTTTTTCGACGGATGATGGATACTGTATCCACATACATTTATCCATATTGATCCACCTCATATCTTTCATGCGTTATGTTAATATTAATGCATACTAAAAAGTCATAACATTTGATGCTACATGAGGGATATCAAGATTTTCGAAAGCCATATCAGCTTTATTTTCAAAAATCCATACAGGTCTATCTTTGTTTTTATTATACTTTAATAGTTTATACCCGCGTGATATCAGCAAATCTTTGCTTTTAGCATCCATAACATAAATGAACATAGTATTTTCTCCTTTATTTCTGTATTGTCCTACTCATCTTCTCTTGTTTGAACACCAGACTCTGTTAGGTCATCGTCGTCTTTTATAGGACGACCAGGTTCACTATTAGCAGACTGTGTGGAAGAACTTTGCAATGGTATAAATCTTCCTTTAATGCCTAACACATCATCTTCTAGGAAGTTCATATAATCCATTTCATCTTGAGACAATCCTTGTGACGCACAGTAGTAAGAAACCATCGGCATACCGTACTGGCAAGCTTTAATATACGCATCACCAAGCTCTTTGCGATTAAATGCACTGCAGTTTAAGAATGTTACTTTAAAGTTTTTACCGTATGACTGAGCGTGTATGAATCGATTTAATGCACCTTCAATACTTTTTACAATACCATATGTAAGGGCTTGGTCTGCCTTAATCGAGGTAGATAAGGCATTAGCAGATGCCTTTTCATTATTAAATAACAAGCTGGATACACCAGCAGCGGTAAATAAGTTCTGCTCTGCTTTAGATATTGTGTCTGTGTCTCCGGCTGTATTTCTCTCAAAACTAATCTTCTCAATAGGCATCGGAGTTAAAACAGAGCCTATTTCTTCCGGTAAGACGTTATCAAGATTTCTCCAAAAATCCTTCGCTTTGTCGAAATCCATCTCCCACTCGCCATCTTCATTGATACCGAGCTTCATAACTAACATAGCGTAATTTTCCAGTGTTGTTTTGCTTAATTTTAGCTGTCTGTAATCCTCTAAGTCATAAATTTCTCTTAGAATCCCAACGAATGGTGGTAGGGCATAGTTTAAAATATCAGTATTGCATTTTACGGCAAATGACGTCGGAGCGTCTAATTCCTGCCATTGTTTTCCCATTCTGTCCTCTTGATATAGTTTGTATTTCTGTTGAAACTCAGTAGGATACATTTCCAAATACTGGCTATTAGTATCGAAGTAAGAGAAATTAAATGACACGTTTAATACATTATCCTCAATAACAGCAACACTGCAGTAGTCAGATGGTAGTTGTTGGATAATCACGCTATTAGGAGTAACCCACATAGTTCCATAAAAAACATCTTCTCTTAAGCATACGGTTACGACTTTAGAAAACTGGTTTTTGATATCCATCGATGACAATAAGTTAATGACCTTATTGTAGTTTTTTCTTGTAGTTTTTGCCTTAGCTGTTGCTGTATCTATTTTGTACGGGGATACAACATAGGAAAGATCTGACAAACTTGTAAAATACTGAATAAGTCTTCTAAAATGAGAGCTGGCTCCATATATATATGTAATAGCCTTTCTGATATTTTGCTCGTTTGTCGCCGGGTTCTTAAGGAATGATGTGATATCATCTTTGGTATACAAAGAGAAAGAAGTTGAAGACATTGAGCTGTTCAAGTCACGTAAGATCAACTTGTTGATTCCTGCAAAATTTCTCGGTAAACGCATCATAGAATCCAAATTCATAGATTTGCTGTATACTGAGTTATCATTTGTACCTGATATATCAGTTACAACAACTTCTTTTTCATTTTTGCTCATCTTTCTGTATCACCACCTTTATTTAACTTTCGGAGCTCTAAACATAAACAATTCATTTGTACTTTGTTGAGAGCTGGTCTTTTTCTTAATATTTTTTTCAAGTTGACATGCAACATAGTAATTGTAACTCAAACTTGAATATCTATCTTTTCTTGCACCGCTTTTTTCGATTATTTTTACAAGACCGCCTGATTCTTCGTGTTTAAGATTGATTAGCTCGCTAATAAGCAGAGTTGTATTAATATACGGCATAGTTAGTAAAACTTTATCAGAAGCAGATAAATTACTGAATCCTTTTATCCCATTCATAGCTTCTTCGCCATCATACTCAGTTGCCAATAGACGGATTTTATTTGTTTTAAATCCTTCTCTAAGTAAAATGGCACAGTCTGAATTGAATTTAGCGGCACCGTTGATAGCCCAAATTACTTTTGCTGCACTCTTATCTGCGCATCTTGCGGCCATATCTGCGTTATTACAACACGAAAGAGGAGGGTAACACTCTCCGGTTTCAGGGTCTGTAAGAACCCTTGCGAGTGCATCGTACACACCAAGACCAACGCCCTTAACATCAAGCACTATGTAATCACATTGGTATTCTTCGTATAATTTGCGAATACGCAATGCTTGGTCTTCCGTATGTGCGCCCTCTGATGTCTCTGTATAAACAATATTATTAGAATAACGCAATGCTTTTGTTGGAATTAACTGGTTGATAAAAATCGCAGATGCGTCATTTTTATGCTTCTTGCTAGACATCAACGCAATATCAGCTGATAGTATTCTTTTTTCTCCGTTTTGTTTTGGCTGTATTTTTATTTTTGTATTAGCTTGTAATTTGATAGCTAATTCTTGTGGTAACATCGGGTATTGAATCTTTCTGTTTTTAGATATCGATTCAAAATTAAAAAATGCACCTTCTGAGTCTCCCCAGAACTCTGCACACATCTCCATAGTCCACTTGATTTCACTGAAGTCAGATTCTGTCATCTGCTCAATAACCGTTTCCTCCATCAACAATCCGTCTTTTAACGCTAATTGATAGGGGAATCCACATACAAAGTCTGTTCTTTTGTCATCGAGCATAAATTTACATGCATCTCTAGCTTTTGTGAAAGCCCAGTGGTCTTTATAATACGCAGAGGATAAATACATTGTTTTATTTGGCTCTTTGAGCTCTTTATTTTTCTTATATTCAGGCTTATCAAGATATTTCGGATGTCTTGGAGCAGCAAGGAATTTTCTCAAAATTGTATCAATAATATCCTTTTTAACCATTCTGAATTCATCGATAATCAATACATGAGCTCTGTTACCTCTACTGCTATCTCCGGCTGTTACAACCTTGATAAATGACCCGTTCTTGAACATAATCTGTGCATTATTTCCGTTGATATGCGTTTCCTTATCATCAATTTCGTATGCAAGTTCGGGTGAATTTGGCTTAAGTTCTGTCATAATTTTCTCTAAAACATTTAAGCTCTGACCTCTTGTCCCTGAGGCAATACAAACTTTTGATCCTGGATACAACACACATCTAATACAACAAAAAATTGCACATAGATATGTTTTACCGATACCACGGCATGCAATGAACACAAATAAATTGCTAATGTTCATCATAAATAGTAGTATTTTTTGAAATAAGTGTAGTTCTAAATGAAGGAAATCTTTTGCAAAACGATGAGGATTCTTACGGTAATAACCCGCCCAGGCTGCAACTCCGTCTAATATTCGTTGCTGTCTGGCAGCTTTTGCACTTGTATTATCCATAGGCATCACTGACTTTCTTCACCGAATATATCATTAAATAAGGCCTCATCATCCTCGTCTTCAAGGTCAGGTCTGTCAACTCGCAGTTTTTCTAACTCCTGCTCATACAGCTTACAGTATGTGTTTTTAATACCTAACATCTTGCATAAGTGACCTAAGAACCACACAGAGATATATTTGATAATATTATCAACATCTTTAAACTCCGGATCAGGTTCCGGAATAGGTTTAGAGTTTTCAAAATATCGTATACCGAGACCAAATGGTGTTTTATCAAACGCAGTATCAACTGCGTCATCCTGCTTTTTCTGGCTCGGTTTTAGATTTGCACTTCCAAGTAGACTGTTAAGTGCATTAACATTTTTCTCAATAGGTTTACCAGCAGCACTGTCCCTGTTAATCGTTGCCTCTAAAATACAAATTTGTTTATAGATAGCCTCCTCGCTTTCTTCGAGAGGAAGTTGTAGATTTTTAGTCCAATGTTTGTACTTTCTATCTAATTCCAAATAAAAAAGAGGCTCGAATCCAGCGCCCCAAAATTCTATAATGTCGTTTGGTACGGTAATGTTATCTCCATCACACTGTGTTTCTACGCTGTTATTTGTGTATAACACAACAGAATTCATTTCATCTAAAGTATCATCAAATGTTTTTCCGATATACTTATATAGGTTACTCTTGCTTATATAAGCACGAATCCTTGCGTTTGTAGGACTGCTTTTGCAGGCAATATCATATATTTCTTTATTCCAGTAAATATCAAACTTCAGGCATATTCTTTTGATGGCTTCTTCTTCGCTATTTAATGCGTCTTCATAATGTTCAAACAATTCTTCTATACAGTTATAACAATGGGTTAGATACCCACCATTACCCTTATACAAGGGACTTTGTGATGCTGGGAAGTTATTCTTTTGCTTCTTATATTTCTTCTTGCATCTGCTGCAATAAAACTCTTCCGGAGAATCATCTTGCATAGATGGTTTTTTAGGCTTCGTACTTGCAGGCTGAACCTTGCTTATTCTTGGCATTTAACCACCTTACTCTCTGATCAAGCCTTCTTTAACAGCTCGTTTTAGTAACTTTCCTGCCGTAAATTTCGGAGCTTTATATGCCGGAACAGTTATTTTTTCCTGTGTATGCATATCTACTACTTCGCGCTCTACGTGCTCTTTTACAGAAAAGGTTCCAAATCCGTGCAACTGAACGGATTCTCCTTCGACCAACGCCTCCGTTAAAACTTTCTTAACATCTTCTAAAATAATTGCTGCTGCGCTTTTGGTATATCCTAATTGTGTAAATCTTTCGATTAAATCATTTCTTTTTAACATTCTTATGTATCCTTTCATTCCTTAAGTAGTTTATTACAAGTCATTTAATGACTTTTTATTTGATATTTGTATATCTCCGTCTTTAAAATAGTTAGCAAACTGTTCTTCTGCCTCGCAGTCGTTATATATAGATACCATATCCAGATTAGACCACTGTGCTAATTCCTTAATTACAGTCTCTGGTAGTCCGGCTCTAATCAGTCCGGTAGTCCAGCTATGTCTTAATGAATGCATATAAAAATCTACATTCAATATTCTTCCAAATGTATTAGCCCAGCTTGTCAATGTTGCTGTTTTAATATGTTCTTTTGGATTGTTTTTGTCTGGGAAAAGCCATTCGCTTTCTATTCCGTTATTTTCTCTATATTCCATCCATAAATCAAAATATGGTTTGAATTTCTTGGCTAATGTGTAGCAGTAAATCTGTTTACCGTTAACACCTCGTCCTTTTGTTTTAATTTTCTCACTTGTTTTATATAACGCTCCGTCACAGATTAAATTATCATCCTTAAAATAATCTGTCTTAAATAAAATGAGCTCCGCTTTTCTTCTTCCGGAGCATACAGCGAGTGCAACAAGACACGCTTTATCATATTTTTTCTTCTGAACAAGATATTCTAATAATTGGTCTATCTGATTATCTTCCAGCACTGTTTTTTCTCTAACAGGCTGATTTACGGGATTTTCTATTTTATGTATTATATTTTTAAAATTTGGGAACTCATCGTCCATAACAGATTCGATGTAATTTGATAAGCTGGATAATGTAGCCTTAATTCTTCTAACACGAGCAGGGCTGTTTTTATTATCGTTAATCAGCCAGTTTTGAAAAGCTACTATATCTCTTTTACTCCAATTAATAAAGAATTTATTACTATTATTCTTTAATCCCCAAACCATAGCTATATCTAAATCGTTTTTATATACAGAGATTGTGGTTTCGCTTCTTTGTATTGACTTTAAATAACTAATATAGTCTTCGATCAGCCTTTTGTTTTCAGGGTTTACCTGTGATAATAGGGTGGGGTTTGTAATATTGTTTTTCTGTGTTTTTCTTGGCAACAGTCTCATCCTCTCGTTATTAATTACTCAAGACCGATGTCATAGTTACATACAATACCCGTATCGTTTACAATGGATACTAGTTGCTCTGGTCGTCCAAATATACGCTTTGCAATGCAGTGACTATCAACTCCCTGCATAGAGCCAGCCATAATCATTTTGATGCCCTGATAAATGTCTGTGCAATTATGATGCATATGTCCATACAAAACTGCGTAAATCGGTTTGCGAATCATCGCCTGTAAATCTAAAATTTTACCTTTGCCGATATCGTAATCTCCGTGACTTCCAACATAATTAAGACCTCTAACATTCACAACATACATACTTGTATCAATCTTATCAGAAGTATCAAATAATATATTATCAATATGATTAAGTCTTGCCTTACAATACCACTCTACGAGATCATCAAGTCTTTCATCTTTTAAGGCGTTATCTTTTTTGTCGATTCTTGAATGATTCCCGGATACAGAAACGAATCTGACTGTTTTAAAATACTTTGAAAGCTCCGCAAGGAATCCTGATATTAGTTCTGAAACACCCATTATCTGCTCGATAACATTTTCTTTATTGGTTATTGTAATTTCATTATGTATATTTCCAGATATCTCATCTCCGTTACACCAAACGACTGCATTTTCTGTCTGGTGGCGACTCTGTATGTCGATAATAGCATTTAGATATTTCACAAATCTTTCTCTACAAACATCAGAATTATAAACATTCCAAGCGTTTTTAATATTTGCTCCATAATGAATATCTGTAAGTGATATCAACATATCGCAATCTGAAATGACAAATTGCTCTTCTCTCGTGAAATTGAGCGCAGGAAGATTACCGCTGTTAACAACATCATCAATAATTTCATTGATTTCCTCTTGTCGAGCACGAGTCCTTAGTAGTTTGTTGTATGCATTACGTTCATCAAAAAATTTATATCTTTCTTTTTGTAACTCCTGCTGTCTCTTTGCAATCTGCTGGTGGTATTCATCTGATATCATTTTAGAGAATACTTCATCATAGAATGCCTTTGCTTGCTGATATTTTTTTCTATATGCAGATTCTCCCAACCACTCTGTTTCGTCTGGGTATAAAGAGTTATTCATAATTATAGCTAATTCTTCCCATGTTACATCAAGCAATCCACTATCCTTAGCGGAACAAATACGCCAGATATACTGTAATTCAGACTCATTGCTTGCTTTTTTTATATCTACCATATATCCTACTCCTTACCACTATTGTAGTTGCTTAAGAATTTGACTGCCTTCGGATTTTCATTCATATAGTACTTATGTGTAGTTCTATGAATGTGCACATACGGGAAATATTTGCGTACCATTTTAGCTTCGTCTTTTGTAATTCTGATCATAAAAAATTCCTTTCGTTCCTAAATATTGATGCTTTTTGCATGCACAAATAAGAAATTTTCATGCATTAAAAAAAGCCCGAAATCTCGGGCTTTTTGAGGTAGTCATAAATCAAAAATTTTCTATATTGTTATAATATGCTTATTGTAATATCTCTCGATTGTTTTATTTCTGTTCATATCCACGGCACAATCTTTGCAGTATTTTTGAGTTCTTCCTGTTCTTTTTATAACCAGTCCGCAGCAACTGCACTCCATATAGTCGCCGCCTATATATCTCATGTATTGGTTTCCTAAGTTTCTAAAATCTGTTATGAATATAGCTTCTTCTCCGTCATAGTCAACATTTTCAATACGGATATTCATATTATCTATGATATGACTAAACTTTATATATCCGTTTGTATATAAATCGTTTAATATTAAAGATTGATTATTTGTTGATATCATAGTGTTTGATAGTTTGAAAATTTCTTTATCTGTTTTATTTACCCAGTTGTTATTTTTCTTGTTTATCGCATTACTGTATTTTGCGAGACACAGTAGTGTAAACATTACTCTTCGTGCCCGGATACTCTTTATATTCTGGATATAATGTATTTCATTATGAGTAATTGAAACTCCGTCGATTTGTATTAATTCATATTTTCCGGCATTTGCTACTATTTTATCGATTAACGGTTGAAATCTTACGATATTAATCATAGGGTCGCTTTTTATTAAAAAGTCTTTCAACAGTTCTTCTATTTTAGATTTGTTGTATCCATGATGATGGTAATACCTTGCGACTCTGCTTAATAATTCCGATGGTTTATTGGGAAGATATGGATCTCTTAAAATATCTTCTATATAATTCTTCTCATTTAATATAACATTCATTGCTGTATAACCTCCTTACAAAACATTGAAAATTTTAATCCCTTAAATTCTATATCGCCATTTTCATCTTTGATAGGGAAGGCTATGCATTTATTTTTATTGATTAAATTTTGTACAATTTCTTCTCCACAGATATCCCAGCAAAATTGTTTTGAGTTATTGTTGTTATAACATATATCTAAAACGATATCGCACAACTGCTCTCCGTTTGAGCATACAAATTCACAATCTCTTATAAAATTTTCGCGCAACATCATTCGTTTGTGCTTTCTTACCTCGTCATCTATTCTTTCTTTGCGAGATATACATGAAAATTCACGCAACCTTTTTGTATACCCCTCGTAAAGCTTCTGTATCGTCCTGTATTGAGTTAAAGAGTAACCGACGTCACTTTTCATTATGGAATAATCAAAGTCATTTCTAGAGGCGTTTTTGAGCAAAATTTGGTCGAATTCATCCTCGAATCTTTTACATATCTTATTCATAATGCAATCGTTAGTGCCTACCGGCATACGTATATGGTAATACTTTATAAATTCAGCTTCTCTTTCGGTTAAATCAGTCACATCTTTTGCTAAAAGCTCTTCTATCGGTATCCTAAACTCTCTGTAGCATTTTTTATTTGTATTTTTTATATATGTATCATATATAGCGGATAGCTTTGGATATATGTATTTCATAAAGTATGGTTTCTTATCAGCTATAATTCTTATATTTAATTCATATGATTCATTTTCCGATGGTGTCGTTTCTTGATTTGGTTTATTTGAGAATTTGTTATACCAGTATTTAGGCATCGGTTTTGCTATAATTCCTTTGGCTTTATCTCCTTATTACCCTCGGTTTCCCGATATTTATTAGGGGAGTAGACTATATCTTCATCCTGCGTATCGCAGGAGCACGGCGCTTCCCATCGCGGATTTTCACCGTAATGGTACAGACTTCATAGTCTCAATGAGACTGTATGTCTTAGTCGTTTCACCTTCCAAACCGTCACCGGTTTAGCTTGGCACAGAGTTTACATATATGTTGTTTATTATGCGTTAGCCCATCTTCTATATGTAGCGATATTGTACACAGTGTGACGTGGAATATTCAATTCCTGGCTAATTTCTTTATATGATTTGTTTTCTTGTTCGTGTAACCGTCGTATTTCATAAACCGTTTCGATTGTTAATTTAGAGCCGTTCGGTCGTGTTCGCTGTAATTCCGAAAAATTACGCTTAGATTCATCACTCCATTTATAACCCGACGCGCACTCCGCCATCTTTTTACCATGTTTCATTCTATCTTCGACAGTCCATGATTTATATCTATTTCTATGAGACTCTGACATTTTAGCTCTAGTTTCATCAGAAGTTTTTCTACCAGTCATACTCACTCTATTCTTTTCTCCGATCTTGCGCTTAGTTTCTTCACTTAAATGACTTCCTAAAAGAAACCCGCCATCTCCGCCGTCAAGTATATTGTATGACTTGTCTTGATCTCTATATTGTTTAATATATTTTCTTTCCAGATTATCTAGGCACGAAACATCACTAGCGGATTCTATGACCCGGAATTCAAAAGCGTCTTTACCATATTTCTTCCACGCGTGTTGTAAATGCGGATTGTCGTGATATCCTCTATTAAGTTGCGAACGATGGCAGTCCCATCTGTCACCGAAGTTCATACCGGTTTTACCGATATATGATTTACCATTTACAAGGTTGGTTATTCTATAAATACCAAACTCTTTATATATATTCATAACAAGCACTCCTTTCGGAGATATATTTTTTCGTTAATATTTTAATTTTAAACAACATACTTAGTATTTCTCTGTTAGCACCCATACGGGCACACCCTGTATTTACAGGTTCACCGTGTTTAGCATACACATTACTGTGTAAGGCGACTAATGTTTAATCGCATTTTGCTGATATAGCTGACCACACATGATACGGTAGCTTAATTCTTTATACTCTATAGATTCTGGTTCAAACTTCGACCTAACCTCAAACATCGATGTAATCCGGTTTGTTGTCTTGCCAATTTCATCCCCAAAACTATCTATATTCGATTGTATTAGGTTGTTCTCCGTAGGAATCACCTTAACTGCGTTTCGCTGCACACACATAATTGTAGGTAGTTGTTTATGATTTTCAACCAATACTTTATTGTCTGTTAGTAAAACCAAATCTCCATCTTTATCCATTCCATTCATAGCATGGGCTGTGCTATCCCAGGAGTTGAGTATTGTACAGGTAGTCATGTATCTATACCAGTACTGCATTTCTTCGGTGTTTGATACATTCATAACCCTAATATTATTATGGCAAGTCATCGGTGCCCTAAAACATGCAACTCTATCTGTATTCAAGTCTGACCAGTATTTATTGTATAACTCTCCGGCAGATAGTAGTCCTGTTACTTCAAGACCGAACACGCTTTGGCATAATGAGTACGGGTCTCCAGAAACAATCGAGTAGTTTCCGTGGATGTTTAATACACCGATTTTTGCATCATTGATAATCTTTCGTATCATTTGATATATTCTTTTCTTAACGAACGGATCGTCAAATATTCTTTTATCAGCCATCATCGCTTTGGTGAAATCTGAATCGCCATGCATAGCATTTTCTTCTGTTAGATTTTTACCTCTTAAAAATATAATAGATTTTCGGTAATCCCCAACCAAAATGTCATTAATATAGTCTACAGTAGGCTGTATCAACTCGTTTATCTGTTCGTCGTTTAAGTCATAGCTTTGAATAAACTGATAGTTTAATTGCCGTTCAGACTCAAGATACTTTGGACAAGTCTTAGAGATACCGAAAGTATATTTATTCTCTTTACAGCACGCCATATAGTGTTCAATGCTATCATATGAGCTCCACAGCTTCAACATTGAGGCTGTAAGTATTAATTCGACATTTGAAATATCTATCTTATTTCCCCATACGTCTGTCACAATTCTTGTTCCAGCTACATTGTCAGCGAAGTCTATAAAATCAAATGTGTAAGCCATACCTTTTTCCCAGGAGCATCGCGTGTTGGCACCACTCATAATATAATCAAGACCAAGCTCGTTTGACCATCGCTCAGCGAGGGAGGGGAGCATTAACCCATATCCGTCTGATTCTGTGAGTTTTATTTTAGCGTTTTTAATATACGTAAGTATCGGCTCATCAGAATCTTCATCTGTTAAATTGATAATATCTTCTTCAAATTCTGTCTCGCAGTCGTTCACGACTAAAATTCCATTTGGTATTGATACCGGAATCGACCCGCTGCATGTGAGAGCGCGGTATGCCTCTAATTTAGCAGGTATTAATTTTGTCTCCGGGTTTCTACCGTTGTCAATTCGTTTCTTTAACTCCGGAGCTAGCCTACTACTAACAAATACAATGGTAGAATTTTTGACTCCTCCGTTTGTTCCAAGCAACCTAGTGTATGATACGTCGTTTATCTTAAATCCCTTGCAAGCACGCTTGTAATCAGACTTGTTATCTATTATTAAACATAAATAGTCCTTTTTGAACTGGATTTCATCAAGTTTTTCGTATAAACTGCGTATTTCTCGCCTATTTGCTAGTGAATTTTCCTGTTTTTTGATGTGTTTTATACGGCTTCTTATTTCTCTTCCTTTAGTATCGCTATCTTCTACGCCATTTAACTCATCAATCCATCTTATCATCTGGCTATCATTTAATGATACCACCTCTTCATTCTTCCTCGCCTGTATTAAAGGAAGTGTCAGATTCCATTTTGCTTTTCGTAATCTCGAACTGTGTATTTTATATATGTATCGTTGTAATGTGAGTTGTTTAGAAATAACGCATTCTCCTTTCTGTAATATGCTATTGTGTTAATTAACGGATATGCATTCATCGTCATCATAATAACCCAGACTGATAAATCTATCATCTTGCCTTGATTTTATTGCAATCATTTTACTATACATAGCCATATATGCGTATTTCCTAAATTTCACGCCTTTTTTTGGATCGAACTTTATGGCAGCCCTGCATAAACAAACAGCGGCTTCTCCGTACCAATCTATCACATCGTTTTCTGTCAAACCGTTAACATTCATAAAGTAATATATCAAATCGTGATGATCTTCAACTAATTTTCGTTGGTCGTCTGTTAATCTTTCTGTCATTTGTGTGTATCTCCTTATGTATTATATAATAACAGGACGCTATGCAGCGGCCTTCCATAAATTCTCTACTTCGTTTATCCAGTTAATCAATAAATTTCTCATTCGTTTACTGGGAATATATATCCATATTTCTTTCCCGTCTCTAATAGCAGATCTCCAGATCCATTGAATTAAAACCGACAGAGCATATCTATCTTCTAAGACGATAACTTTATTTTTAGTTAAATATATTTTTTCGTTTGGATGGATAAAAATATTTACGCAATATGCTAACACATCTCTATCTTTATAATCGTTAGTTGCTTTGATGTTGAACGCTATATTGTTATAATAATACCCCTTGCCTCGTATAAATGATTCTCCAGTTTTATACGTAGCCCATAGTCTCCTTGATCCTGATTTATCTCCGTTATAATTTATAAAATAATTTTTTACATTTTTTCTTAATTCATCTATTTTTTTGCTCTTTCCAGAAGATGCCTTCTTAAACCACGTAGATGATAGCGAATGATTACTATCTCCAACGGCATTCATTTTTCTATTGTCAAATATATGTATTTTATTTGATAGCGTTTTCGTGTACTCTGGAATATAATCAATAGTATCACTAAAGCTATACACGCCATCATTATACGAAACGCCGATTATACTAAAATCCATTTTGTTTAAATCGAAATAATATTTCATTGATTGAGCTTCAAACATATATGTTAACACATACACATCGCTGAACGCATCAAATATCTCTTTTGATAAAACCCAGTAGTAGTAGTTACAGAATTTATCTCTCTGAACACTCTCGTCTGTCTCTATATTAATAATTCTATTTCCTTTTGAGAGATTGACTATATCACCGACTAGGTTGCCATCGTACTCTCCAGGAGGATTGATCTCGATGTAACCGTCTGCGTTCTCTGTAGCCCAACCTGCATCTTTTAATAACTGTATATCAGACTTCTTTAAATCAGAAGATCTTAAAACATCTACCGCTTCGTCAATAATGAGAGTGTATTTACCAGCCTTAATTATATCAAGCATCTCATCAGAATACCGTAAAAACATATTATGAGTGCTGGTAATATTCTCTCCGTTTTTTAATAACTCCATCGTGTGGTTATACTTCTTAAACTCGTACTCCGGCAGTTTATTGCTCGGCTCTTTAAATCTTAGCTCTGGACAAGCACGCTTTATCCTATCTGATTCCTCCAAATACGGTGTGATGTAAATATACCGTTTATTTGGGTTGCTATTCATGTAGGTGATGGCTGCACTTGATTTACCAGAACCCATAATGGCATCACATACTTTTATGGCCATTTTATACCCCCTTTTTTGTGTTGAAAAAATATTTTTAGAACCAAACCGGTTCTAAAATTGAAAAAATACACCCCTAGAACCCTTGAAAACACTGGATTCTTAAAAGTGCTCCCCTAAAGGAAAAATACACTTTTCGTTATTCTTTCAGATTACATATTTAGCTACATGCAGTAGTGACAAGTGATAGTTTTATTTATTCGTAGAGGATAGTGTTATTGGATATCTTATTCAGTTGTCAAGGTGCTATGTTTTTATCTAACCAACGGTGACTGTTTTTTCATGCAGTACACTGTTGATTAAATAGTGTTTGTCGCTGCCAAGATTCAAATTAAGGTAAGCATCCTCAATCTCTTCTCCGGTTAATCCGATGTAGTCAAGGGTTACCACTGAACTCGCGTGTCCAAACATTTTCTGTAATATTAATAATTTTCTAGGATCGTTGTTGGACATCATCATCTGGTGGTACCCGAATGTCTTACGAAGAGAGTGAGTCGCCATTTTAATATTTAAGTTTAAATCTTTAGCCAGCGTTCTCAGAATTAGGTCTACTGCCTGTCGGGTCATCGGTTTATTTTTATTATTGTTATTATTACTTTCACTCCGGAACATATAGTCATCTAACTTACATTGATTATGCTGGAGATATAACGTAATCGCATCCATTACAGAATCGTTGATTGTTATGTATCTGTTCCGTCGTACCTTCCTTGTATCCTTTGTCTTCTTCTCCAGAATAGGAAAGGTGGTTTTAAAAGTGAGATCTTCGTTGATAAGTTGGATGAACCGTAACTGTAGTAGGTCACTGATACGTAGTCCAAAGTTTATCCCTAAGATGAATAGCATATTATCTCTATACCTACCATTGGCTATTAAATATTTAGATATTCTATCTATATCATCTAATCGTTTGATTGGTTCTGATGTATGTTCTGCTGCTATCTCAATTCCTACCTTATCTTCAGCAGGTAGTATTAACCCTGACTGTAACTGTCTTCTTGAACTGGTTACCTTACTTACATCAATTACCTTATTTCTAATATCCAGAGATTGAGATTTAAAATCTACTGATATGATTGTAGCCATCGGTATTTCTCCTTTCTTTATGCTATACTGTTGGTTACCTTTGAGCTACTATAATTATAGCATATTTCAATTAGCATGTCAATAGAAAAAGAATAGAAAAATACTATTGATAACAATATTTTTCGATACTCTTTAGTTGGATGGTATTTGAGGGATTTTAGTTTCATAATATGAACTATTCTTCTGGTTAATATTTATACTTAACATCTTAATGAAGGAACTTTCTCTGAAGAAAATGAGCTCGGTGAGTGATAGGAGAGAGGTGTGGGTGAGATGAAACAACTTGCAGTCGGGTGGGGGTTCGTTTTGGTCGAAAAAATGGAAAATACCCCGTTATACTTGCTAAAGGTGTATTTTGACAAGTAAAATTTTTTTTGCTTATATATGTATTATTTTTACTATATTGATTTTAAAAAATGATTTTTTGATTTTCTGTTTTTGTGTTGCTGCTTTTCGTCCATTGTTAGGAAAAACTGTTTCCCCGGTTCAAACTTTCAATTTACACCATACCAAAAAATCCTACTTTTTTCTCACATTTTTATAACCTTTTTTGTCAAATTGAAAAAATGTTGAAAATTTATATTGACAATTCAAAAGCATTATGTTACACTATTGATAAGATACAGACGGAAAACCTATGTATCAAATAAGAGTTTCCCAGTTTAGCCGTATAAAAACTGTGGCGGTTAACTTTGCCGTAAGAAAGGGGTTATACTATGAAAAAATTGTATTGTGCATTTTATTATGCAAACAGCGAAAAGGTCGAAACCAAAACCATTTTTACAGACAGCTTGAAAAAGGCAAGAGAAAAGGCGAACTCTTACAAAGTCGCTACAACTTGTGATACTGTTCGAGTATGCGAAAGTCTAAAAGACAAAGACGGAAACATTTTGACAGACACACTACAAAAAACAGCTTTGTTTATTGCTAAATGTTCCGCGGAAAAAAGCATACTAAGAACAGGCGGAAATGAAACACAAAATCGAATTGCAGACAATTTGAAAAAAGCAAGTGCTATCATCATTAACTTTGAAAATGTAATGGAAGAAAAAAACAGTTTCAAAGTATTCGCTTTTACTGGATACAAAGAAGATAAAAACGGAGACGTGCAGAAAGTCAAAACTTGCGACATTATAGCAGAAAATAAGACAAAAGCGGAAGAGCATAGACCAAGCGGAAACTATGATACATTTACCATTACAGAACAGACATTCACAGACAAAATGACCCAAGCGTTAGAAACGCTTTGCCCCGACTCCATGGAATATTACGGGCAAGCACAAGCGGCGTTATATCAAGCAATATCGGACGGGTTAGAAACGGACGAACAATATCGAAAAGCGTATCTTTCCATAAACCAATATATTATGTCACTTAGAACAGCAACCGCGAAAGAATGTTCGACGGAATATATCAAAGACAATAACGGCGACATTGTTTCAGTTGGGAATTATTACGGAAAAATTTTGAAAGGAAAAGCGGAATACATACCAACGGAAACTGCAGAAATGACAGACGGAATAGAAACAGAAAAAGCACTTTTCCAAGCAATTAAAAATTGTGGACTTACACCACGGCAAATGCAAATAGTGCTATTATCCATAAAAGGGTATAGCTGGCGACAAATTTCCGAAAAATTGAAAATCAAGAGTAACGGAACAATAGGGAAACACTTTCAATATATTAGGGAAAAGGCTCTTGCATATCTTATGGAACATAATCCAGAAATAGCTAAAAAAATCAAATAAACAATACACAAACACACAAATATGGACGGCGTAAAAAAAGCGCCGTCCTTTTTGTTTCCGTTGGAAATATTATGCCCAGGGACGGACGGCGACCGCCTTTACTATATAGACGGACGGACAGACCGAACCGAACCCAGGGCAACACACAACACAGCCCAGGGACGGACGGCGACCGCCTTTACTATATAGACGGACGGACAGACTGAACCGAACCCAGGGCAACACACAACACAGCAAAAATCAAATCTGTATAAATGCACATTGAGGCTGGTTCTTAATGTGTTTTTATATGGGTTTATTTGCACGCATAATATGACCATTACTGCACTAACCTACATAGCAGATGGATATTATGGGCGAAAAACGCCATAGCGTGAGCCACCACGCAAAAGGATGGCTGGGCTGGTATCAATCTTTCAAAGAGTATGCCCGTACCGCACGATGGAAGTAATCGTGTGATTGAGCCGCCGTCTGGATGGCGGTATTAGGGGTAGTGTCCGACATAAACACGAATTGCACTAGGTCGCACTTAGACCTAGGGAGCATGCACCAATGCATGCAGGTAACTCTGTCCTAAAATCCAGAGTCGTCGCTTAAGCTATGAGGAATTAAGCCCATAGCGTGTCAGATAGTGAAAATGGCAAGAGGTATCAGCAAAACCTAAACTCGGCTTGTGAAACTGCTGGTAGGTATGAAATAACTTTTGATGATGTATGTGATAGGCAACTGATAAAAATTCGTATAAATACCAGATGGTTCAAGTAACGCAGATGGTATGAGTTTGTATCTTTCGATAATAATTCCCAAGGGAAATATTCTCAGCTGAACGCATGCGTGTGATGGGTTATGTAATACTTATTGAAATAAAATGAATTGAATAAATTTGTATATCAAACACACCCTTAATGCAAGTTTTGGGTGTGTTTTCATATGGATTTATCCAGAAAATAAATCAAATGAAAAGGAGAGTTTGCAATGAGTATGTTAAAAAGAGAAATTGCAACTATCGCAGAGCAAATCAATGCAAAAATCAAGGAATATAACGAGTCCTTGAAGAAAAATGACTTGAAAAAGGTTTCAAAAGCTGAGTCTGAATTGAGAGAGCTTGAAAAAGAATACTCCAGCTCTATGATGGCTAAGGTTTGCGATGAGATTGCAGAAAAGTCTGAGAAAACAGGCGAAAATCCTGTGAAGCTCGCTATCGAAAAGTATCAGTATGAGGTTTTATCTCATAAGACAAATCGTGATGATAACGGTGCTGTCGAAAGTATTGAGTTGGCTTATCGTATGCGTCAGATTGACCTTGTAAAATTCTGCAAAAGATGCAGACTTGATACCGCTTGGCAGTACGCCGTTGAAAGCTTTAATCAGCTTCTCGCTTTGCGTGTTGCAACTGAGCTGAAGCTTTCTAAGAAGAAAATCCTTGAAATCTGCAATTCGTTCAATATGAACAAACTTGCGGAAAGAGCTGAAGCTGGCGATACGCCTGCGTCTACTACCCAAATCTGCAAGAAGCTCCAGTCTATCATTGATAAGATTTTGTATGTGGATAATGGTAAGGGCAAGAACAAGTTTTCAGCAAACTCTCACGACGTGGCGTATATCTTGCACACTTACTGCAAGCGTGGCAAGAAAACTTTATCGGTTGCTGTCGCGAAGAACAGTTTTATGCACACTTTGTTGGTAGACGTAATGCATCGTATTGTTACCGGTAAGGTTTATGACCTTGAGTATGCTATGGTGAAAAATTCAGAAGAGCCTGCTGAGAAAACCGCTAAGGAAAATGTTGCAGAGGTTGCAGAGCCTATTTTAGAAGCTGACACTGTTGTTGTAGAAAAGGGTGAAAAGTCCGAGTAGTCGGACTTTTCCTCAAGGTTTTATAATTATATGAGGTTTTGGAGGGCTTTTTAAAATGGCATTAACTAAATTTGAAAATATAGGAGTTGAGCTCCAGAAAAGTAGTGAGTCTAAAGATGAGGCTCTCCTCAACTTCAGAAATTCTTGCAATATCTGTTGTTATAGAGGCATGCATATTCAGTGCGATAAATGTTATATTAAGTCTGCTCATCAGCAGGTTTTGGCTTGCTTTGCTGAGTATCAAAGAATCAAAAGGAATAGGGGGATGCGTGATGCGACATAAACTTACCCTAAAGGGTGTATTGATATTAGTTTGTATTTCGTTATTAGTGATGGCGTATCCACTAAAGCTTTGTTTTCATACTGTAATGTTCCCTGAATTACACAGTCAGATGCTGAGGAATAAGCTTGAATATAATATAAATTCAGGCGATGAGCTTGCAATCGAATATTATCAATCAAAATACCTTGATAATGGTATTGTTTTGTTTGATTAAAATTTGAAAATATATTGACATTTTCCTTTATTTATCATATAATGAAAAGAAAAATATGGTGATATAATGGCTATACCAAAAGAACAAACAAATAACGATTTAGCTATCTTGTATAAGGTTTTAAGTAAAATCAAACCATATACAATTCTTTCGATATCGGCTGTTCCGGAGTATGTCGATGCAATACTGAATAGTAAACAACCATATACAGATATCGGCATTTATAATATGATAAAATCTACATATATAAAAATGTTGACTAGAGGTGCAGGAAATGGCGCTTCGTTAAGGGCGTTAACTCGTGTATCGAAAGATGTTTTTGGGGATGCAGATATATGGAAAAAAGACATCAGTACTGATGGGCTGTTTTTTATGAATGGCTTAGAAAAAATTAACGAAATTCTCGCTATTAGAATAGGGAATATTCCTGATTTTGTATCTGCATTGCGTAATCATAATTCTACAATATATACCGATGAGGATATTTATAAAATCCTAAAGTCTGTATGTGTTATGAAAAAAATGAATGATAATCTTTCTGTTGATGAATTGAAAGTAATGAACGGGATATCGAGAGTAATTACAGGAAGCCCAGTCACTTGGAAAAAAGAAAGGAATATATATGGATAAAACTGAAAAATTTGTTCGAAAAATCGGACATATTTACGAAAAAGTTATGAACTTAAGAGATAATGATGATTTTGTTGTTAATCAGGAGCAGATGGACAAATTCGTTGAGGTTTTAAACTTTTTCTACGATACGGCAAATAATCTAAACGGAGAATTAGAACCGATAAGATTAGAGCCTAAGGAAGAAAATGGCGGTGTTACAGCTACTTTCTTATTATTTGATATTTACGGAGAAAACATTCAGAGGTTTAGTAAAATTATCGGGTATACTTCTGGTATTACAATCGAAAGCACAGTAGATGGAGTATGTATCTCTGTGACCGTTCCCGGGGTTTTCATTCCTAAAAAATAAAAACTGAATAAAACACTAAAAACACTATTGATATTGATTGATAGTGTTTTTTTTGTGCCAAATTTTAATTAGTTAAGGTTTGTTAAATGAATTTCAAATGGCTTATATCTGATGGTATAACCAGAGAATGAGATAGCTAAACGTAATGCTGGAGGGAAATATGATTATAAAAAAATGCTGGACTACACGTAAGTATAAATCAAATAAAAAAACTGTTAAGAGGTATGAAGGATGGTTTCTGTTAGGAATTATACCTTTATATCTTAAAGTATCATATTGCGATCAATAATTCTATAAATCATAGTTTTATAGGTAAGTGAGGGAAATATGGAAAAGTTTGTTAAAGAGGTTTTTGTCGAACCCAAAGATGTCTGGAAGTATTTCCAGAGTAGACAAAAAGAATTGGAAAAAAGCAGCGTTGATATCATTGCTCAATGTCAGTTCGACGGCATTTCACTTCAGGTTTGCATCACTGATTGCAAAGGTTTTCCTGAAATCACCCTCGAACTTGATGATTCAATACTTGAAAAAGACTACGCATTAAATGAGTTATCGTGTAACACTATTTCTCAAAATATGTTCAGTAAGTTTGATGACTACTGTAAATTCCCTGAGACGCTTGGAATCAACGAAGATGTTAGTGAAGACGACGATGAATATGATGCTGTGCGAGAGATGGAAATCCTGGAAGCAACTAAAAATTTCTTAAGTGTTTTGTTTAATATACCTGACGAAGAGCTAGAAGATATGGAAATGTTGATTTTATTACTGAATGATATTGAGTCTATGCTTTATGATGAGTATGGGTTAATCTCAGAAAGATGAGGTGTATCTATGAAAGTTACATTTATTGTTAATAAAACAGGTCAAACCGTAGAAAAAGTCTTTCCGTCTCCGTATATTGCTGAAAAGTTTATCAGAAAAATCAAACATTCAAAAAAAGTAAGATATGTGGGGTATAGCAATGGCGTATGAATACTTTGACGGCTTTAAATTCCAACCATCCGATATTGTTGTAGGAATTGACGGCGCTTATATGGACGAAGAACCGATTGGCGGAAGGGTTGGAGTCATTTCAAATGGAGCCACTCCAATGGACGACCCCGACCCTATATATCTTGTTGTGTTCGATGAGCCACTTCCAAAATTCGGTAGACGTGAGTGGTTTGTCCATGAAAGCAAACTACGTTTTGAAGAAGAGCCAAAAGAAGTCGAACAGTTTGAGTATTCGATTTGCATAGATGACTTAGAAAAGCTTATATCTTCGTAAGTCCGACGTCTTAAATCACAAGTTTGGTTCAATCTCTGCTTTGCGGAGTTGGATACATAATTTTTTATACGAGCTAAGCTCGAGAAAGGAGCCACGATTATGGCACAAATTAAAGTAGTAGGCGACGCAGTTGTCGTTGAGTCCTCAGCAACCTTAGAAACTTTGAAAAAAGTTGAAAAGTATCGCCCGAAAAAACTGTATCTGTACGCAGAAGATGGCAAAACTCCTACATTTAGAGTAGCCACAACCAAAGGCGTTGGTTGTATCAACGCAAATGGTGCAAGTTTTGGTGGTACTTCCAGAGATGGGTCTGGTAAAGCAACCATCACTTTAGGAATTCCTTCTGATGTAACCGATGTAACCGACTATATTGAAGATGTAATTGGTGCTTCTATCATCAGACTGAATGAGGTTGAAGCTGGTTTAGATTCTGTTGTTGCAGAAATCGAAGCCGAAAGAGAAGCTGTTCGTTCAGCTATCACTTTAGCGTAGTCTTTCGTAATTGTCCTGATCTTTAGCCAGACAATTAAATGTGTGCCGGGATAAACGCCCGGCGCACCACCACTAAAATAAAAATAATAAAAATACAAAGGAGATTAAAATTATGTTAAAAGTTACTATCGGAAATAATGCAGGTAGAGAAACCTATCTTATCGATGAAAACACCACTTTAAGAACAGCTCTGGAAGAAAACGGAGTTGATTATTCCTCTGGTGTTATGACCCTTGACGGCTCCACCTTAAAGCCCGGAGATTTAGACAAAACCTTTGCGCAGTTCGGCATTCATGAGAAATGTTATCTTCTGAATGTTGTAAAAACCGATAACGCAACCAGTAAATAACGATAAGTAAACGAAGTATAATACAGAGCAGTAGGTTAACGGCGACGCATTTTACGGCGTCGCCGTTAACAATTTAAAATGGAGGTAATGAGGTGTTTAGTAAATATATTAGTTCATTGTCGTTAACAGGTGAGGTTGCCGATTCTGTTTTCACAAATATTATTGATTATGGGTCTTCTGTAGATTGTGGTTTTGACACTTCATTTCTGGCAACCTTAAGATGTCTTTTATACAATCGAATCCCTGAGAATGACGTCGTTATATTAAAAGTAAGAAACAGAGCAATTCCATCATCAAGATTCAGTACATATACTGATAAGGAAATATTTCATGATATTGCAAGGTATGCTCTTGATGGTAATTGTTTATGTGTAGTAAGCTTTACAAATCAAACATCTAAAAAATGTATGGAGTTTATCGAGAAAAACTTCTTGGCTCATACGAGTGGATATAGAGAGATTAAAGAGTTGCACGTATTTATGGCTTCTGCTGTTAAATCATCGACTGGAAGTATAAATGTGCGATTCTTTATTAACAAAGAAACAAAAAGTACAGTAATTTTTGGCGAAAAAATCAGCAGTAAAACATGGCATTTGATACAGTCGCTTACATCAAAGTTGTTACCTTGGTACTTTGAAGAATCTCCTCTAACAGAAGAAGAAAAAGAGCTTGTTCGATCTTTAACGAAGCATGACCCGCCTGTTAAAGAGGATGGTTCCCAGCCATTAACCACTTATGAAATGTTGATTGAAAAAATGTCAGCAAAATTTGATTTAAGAAAACATTTAATTCAGAATGTATTGACAGGTTTTGAAGTGTCTGCAAAAAAAGAACAATTACGTATGATTTTGGCAGAAATCGACCGTTTACACAGAGATATTGAATTAAATAGTAGAAAATATCTTGAGTTAATCACTTTCTTGGATGAGAAGAATACTACAAAAGACGGTTTGCAGTATCAGATTGATAATAACGAAAGCGATTCTGAATTATTAGAATATTTTATGTGTAATAAGCACTTACATCCCATTAGAACATCTGGTTCGACACTTGAATTTATCGTCAAATGTTTTTTAGATGGTTTTGACCCAGATATGTTCGAATCATTCGCAAAAAATCCAGACAGCTATCTATATAGCGCGTATGACGATCAGGAAGATGTCTGGTATGATATGAATAATAGAAAATTGTTACTTAATGCGATTTTCTCCGATACTCCCGTATTAAAAGTTAAGATGTGCGCCGTCTATATTTTAGACTTAAGAGGTGAAATCTCCACAATCAGACACTATGCATATCCTCATAATGAGTTTGTAAATTGTATCCCTAATCCGCATTTAGATACACACGCTTGCTTCGGTAATTACAAAAGGTATATTCAGGAAGCAATCAGAAAGGGTGATAATATTCATGCAATTGAGCAATGCATATGTTCCGCTGGTAGCATCAATATTGGAGAGTCTGCTACGTTCCCGAAATTTTTGGCTAAAATTTTCAGTCGATATTGTAAAAGTGTAATTGAATTGCCCGACGGAACAGAAGTAACACCTGTAGAAGCGTTAAATTGGTTAAAAAATAAAGAAAACAGTAATCAGGAGGAATAGTTATGCCAAAACCGATTTTTTTAACAAAAGAGCTGAAGGAGCAAGCCATTGAGGAATTTAGACTCGCCGTAGAATCTGCAAAAATGAGCGACGGGAAATTTAGTTACAACAAGAATTTTACCTACAAGGAATCCGAAAAGGCTAAAATCTTATTCACATCAACAGCTTATGCAAAAATGATTCAGTTATTGATGTCGTTTGATTCTGAGGTTGCTTGGCACGGAGTTGGATGTCGCTTGTCAGGATCTACATTTGTAATCAGTGATATTCTTGTTTATCCACAGACTGTCACCGGCACAACAGTTACTATGGACGAAGAAGAATACTCAAAATGGATTTACGAAAATATCGAAGATGAGCGATTTAATAACATCGTAATGCAGGGTCATAGCCACGTAAAAATGCATACTAGTCCTTCTGCTACTGATATACAACATCAAGAGGTAATTCTAAACCAATTAAAACCAGACAAGTTTTACATTTTCATGATTTGGAATCAAAGAATGGAAAACAATACAAAGATTTATGATTTATTCAATAATAGTTTGTATGAAACGTCTGAGATTACATACGGTATCTACGACGAAGAGTGCGACATCAATGAGTTTATCAGCGAAGCAAAATCAGTTGTTAAGAGTCAGACGTATACTTCTCAAACATATACCAGTGGGAACAGCTACTACCGTAGCAACTTTTACTCTGGACAGCAATACACGCACGGCGATAACACCTACCAAAAAGACCAAGCTCAAAAAAACGAAAAGAAAAAGGAAAAGGCTAAAAAAAACGCAATCGGCGGAGGATGGGCAGGTAGGGGCTCAGAGGATATGGTAGATTTGAAAGGCGGACATTACTCTTTCGATAGGTTTGACACATAATTATAAAATAGTACTTTTATAAAGGAGAAAAATAAGATGAATATTGCAAAATCATACGATTTCTTTCAGCCTGAAAAGTTAGACGGAAGAATTCATATTCTTGGATGTGGAGCCATTGGTTCAACGGTAGCAGAAAATCTAGTGAGATTCGGTATTACCAAAATCACGCTGTACGATTTTGATATAGTAGAATCACACAATATTGCAAATCAGATGTTCCGTCAGCAAGATATCGGAAAATATAAAGTTGATGCACTTGCGGACATCCTCTACGAAATTAACCCTGAAATCAAGAACGACATCAAACTTGTTAAAGAGGGCTATACCGGACAGAAGCTTTCAGGATATGTCTTCTTATGTGTTGATAGTATTGATATTAGAAGAGAAGTGGCTGAGAAATACCAGAGCAACCAATTTATTAAAGCAATGTTCGATTTTCGTATGAGATTGACAGACGCACAGCATTATGCAGCGGACTGGAAAAACAAGAAAATGATTGAGGATTTTCTTGCATCTATGCAATTCTCCCACGAAGAAGCTATGGCTGAAACCCCGGTATCAGCTTGTAATATGACGTTATCGGTAGTTCCAACTGTTCGTCATATCGTCGCAGAGGGTGTAGCAAACTTTATAAATTTTGTTAAAACAAGAGACCTTAAAAAATTAATTCTTGTAGACACATTCACTCACACCGTAGATGCGTTTTAATAATTAATAAAAATATTTTTTCACTTAGCAATGTATTATTTAGCGAAAGCTAAATACTTCATGTTGTAAGCTGAAGTAAAATTTTGATTAGGAAATAGGATGGAAGGAAGGATACGGATCCAGGAAGCAGGCCGAGCGTTAATGATCCAAGGAACGACATCTACCTGTCGAGTACCTCCAAATAATTGACAACTACTGTACCGATAGCACCGCTTCCCGTCACAATCCGCCGGTTGCCCAGTCACAGCCCTGCAATGTTACAACTTCGCCTCCTATACCTCCGGAAGACAATACAAATTTAGATTGCAAGTAATCGAAAGGAGTTATATTATGCCTTTTATAACTATTAAACAAAGCCCTATATACTACCAAATGTCCCTTGATGATATTTTAGATGGAACTTTCGATATATCAAAAATGGTAGTTCAAAATATTACAAATACAAGAACAACATTTCGTGAATATTTCAAATCAAGTTTTTTAGAAAAGTTTGATTTTGGTGCAATGATAAATTCGTTGGAAATGTTTAATCAAAGAAATTCAGAGTTATTTTCCGTTGATAGAAAGACTCTTTACCATACGTTTAGCATCCCAAAAAAATCTGGCGGACTAAGAAAGATTAGTGCGCCGAACAAACCTCTTATGGATAATTTAAGATACCTTAAGGAATTATTGGAGTCTATGATGCCTGCCACACATCATACATCTGCTTTTGCTTATGTGAATGGAAGATGTACCGTGGATGCAGTAAAGCGTCACCAGCAGAACGGGAGCAAATGGTTTGCAAAATTGGATTTCTCAGACTTTTTTGGTAGCACCACAGAAGAATTTGTACTGAAAATGTTTAGTATGATTTTCCCCTTTAGCGAGATTGTAAAGACAGAATCAGGATACAATGCATTAAAGACAGCATTAAGCTTATGCTTCTTAGATGGCGGGCTCCCTCAAGGAACACCAATCTCTCCGTTTATTACCAATGTTATGATGATTCCTATTGATCACCATTTATACAACCAGTTACGTAAGTCTGACGATAAATTGATATACACAAGATACGCTGATGATATTCTTGTGTCCTCAAGAAAAACATTTGATCATAAAAAAATTTCGAGTATTATTGTTGATACATTGCGTAAATTTGACGCCCCATTTTCTATCAATCATAAAAAAACCAGATACGGCTCTTCTTCTGGAAGAAATTGGAATCTTGGATTGATGTTAAATAAAGATAATAATATCACTATCGGTTATAGAAACAAGAAATTTTTCAAAGCTATGTGTAATAACTATTTGCAAGATAAAGCAAATAATATAAATTGGGATTTACATGATGTGCAAGTTTTTTCTGGTAAAATCTCATACTATCGTAGCATAGAGCCAGAATACATCGACTATTTAATTGGTCATTATAATCATAAGTTTAATGCAGATATTCTTAGTCTTATTCATAACGATATTGTAAATTTGTAATTTTTTTTATGGTGTTTATAAAAAAGAATGCGATGAAGATTTATAATAGTACTTCTGTATTGTTATATCTTTGTGTTTTTAGCCAAAGAAATACTAAGTCGAATACTCATTCTCAAACTGAGGTTAATCCTAGCTACCTCCATACCAGCGAAGACTCCATCAAAGATGGAAGTCGATGCTGGTACAGGAGGATGCTAGATTAACCCTCATCAGCGAATACACCTCAGGCATTAAAATAAAAAGCAGGACGATTTTTATTTTTAATAGATTGCATTCTTTGCAAACACCATACAATATTGGGATATCGCCAAGTCGGTAAGGCACAGGACTTTGACTCCTGCATTCGCTGGTTCGAGTCCAGCTATCCCAGCCAATAATATACAATGTAGATTCCCTATAATACATAAGTAAAATAAAAGGGGCTTCGTGTTACAAGCCGAAGTATAAAAATGTTAAGAGTCTCCGCCTTTGCCAGACGCTTTCAGGCTCCCGAGCCTGAAAAGCTCTTCGCCAAGGCTTCCTGCTTAACGCATTTTTAATATAAATTAAATTTGCTAATCCATGCGGCGGAATCCGCCGCTTGTATAGCAATTTCTAATTTAGTATTAATAACAGATTGTATATTATATTATGCTCGTGTGGCGGAATTGGCAGACGCGCTGGATTTAGGTTCCAGTTCGAAAGAGTGCAGGTTCAAGTCCTGTCATGAGCACCACAAATTCAGTAGTGAGTACAAAGCCTTACTGATTATGCCACAACGTACACCCTTTGCTTAAATCGTCTGTACAACGATGAGCTTAGGAGTGGCAGAGATTAGGAATGGTGGTGTAAAGGTAGCATACCCTCGACATATAGGGAGGTTTCGGGTTCAAGTCCCAACCATCCGACCAAAAAGAAAATCTCTTAAAAGTATGAAGTATGAAAAAACGGATTAAATAATAGGATGACGACGTGGTTTTGGTTCCACCGAACAAGATAAAAAACCAAGCGAGTAACGATACTGCAGGTCAAACCTCGCATCCGTTCCTATAGGTGAAAGTCCTATGGCTGAATTTCTAATACGGGCATTTAGCTGAGTTGGTTACAGCACCCGGCTCATAACCGGTAGATCCAAGGTTCGAGTCCTTGAATGCCCACCACTATACGACAATACACTGTCGTGTAAACACCTCTCTTTAGGAGCACCGGTTATTTGTAGTTAGTGTATCAATGCTACAAGAAAGAAACTCCAGGGATAGTGCCGCCCTATGTGTGAGCTCGCACACAGCTTTTGCTGGGAAATTCAAGAGAGGTCAATATGCGCCACTAACTCAGTTGGTTAGAGTACCTGGATTTATTAAGGGGGTGTACCCAAGTGGTGATGGGGCTGGTCTTATACACCAGTTGCCGACTGTTCGATTCAGTCCACCCCTACCAAATTATTTTTAGGAGAATGCCTATGAAATACGAATAAGACATAGAGAAGAGTTCTTAATAGACAATGTGTTGTCTAAAAATACTAAATCCAGTTAGTGCGAGGTTCGAGTCCTCGGTGGCGTACCAGTTGGAGAGATGGTAGCATCCCTGACTTCACTCCGTAGGGTGACTCCTACATCAAAGATTATCGGATGCGCATTTTTGGTTTAGAATAAGACTTTTTACGTTGTTAGGGAAGAAAGGAAATTCAGATTGCAATCGAGTTGGTAAGCTTCACGTTTTAGGTGAAGATTCCACTCAGGTTCCGATACGCCTCTTCACAATGCGTACCAGATCGGAGCCGCCTCTCGAGGTGTAGAACAACTTGGTAGTTCGCTACATTTGGGATGTAGAAGTCGCAGGTTCGAATCCTGTCACCTCGACCATTGGGTTTGACTGTACCCTGCCACACAGTTGGGTTTCCTCAGCCATATAAGAGAGGTGCGGCAGCGCGCAGGAGGTTATGCGAGCTAAGCGTCGGTGCTACAGCGATGTGATACCAAGTACTGGCAATACACTGTAGTAAATACGGAGAGATGTCCGAGTGGTTTAAGGAGCTAGTCTTGAAAACTAGTGACTCGAAAGAGCCCAGAGTTCGAATCTCTGTCTCTCCGCCATTGCCGGCTTGAGACTCCTCGAGGAGCATCGGCTTCATGAACCGATATGCCGGCCACCATGCTATCGTAGCTCAATCGGTAGAGCGACGTATTTGTAATGCGTATGTAGTGAGTTCGAATCTCACCGATAGCTCCAATTTACAATGCATTCGTTTGATTTTTTCAAACACTTTGTGTTTTTAGCCAAAGAAACGATTTGATGAGGGAATAGTAACGAGATGAGGCGATGCATGACAGCCGGAAGACGCGGACTCAAGAGACAAAAATATACTGCCACGACGCCCACGGCCCCTGTACAGCCTTCTCCAGAAGCCCGCTCGAAATATATTTAGATTGTAGAAAGGAGAATACATATTTATGAGAAGTAGAAATGAATTAATACGCTCACTATCAAGGTATTCGTTTACAAATGAGTGTGGAGGAATTTTATTATGGATTCCAAAGTTTGAAGAATTTCTATCCGTATCTTTTGGAGATGGTTCTAATTGTGATGATGAGTTTAACGATTATTTACTCATAACAACGTACTCGTTCTGCGATAGCGTAGTATCGCCAGACCATTTTTTAGAAAAGGATGGGGGACAACTCGATTTTAAAGAATCTGAAGCTATGTACAAGAATGATATAACGAATACCGTATTTGATGCGTTAGATTTTATGTACGGAGAAGTTTGTGATTTTATACCACTAAAAACATATTTGCATTAATCGGAGGATTTTATGATTAAACTTAATATCACCGTTGAAGATTTTGATACTCATGCAACATACTATATTCAATTACCGTGTCAAATAAAAGATGTTTTGAATTTATCGCATGATTTACAGATTACTGAATGGGATTCATCTATGATGCTTGATTATTGCTCAGATATCGAATCTCTTAATAAGGTAATCGAAGACATTAACTGCGAAAACCCAAATATGACATTAGAAATTTTAGAAGATATTCTTAAAGCTACATGTTGCAAACTTAGTGATAAGTTTTTTATAGATAAACTATGTAGTAATGACTTCATGTTGGAGGAAGTCGATACGTCAGGTTATGATATTGATTTAATTTCAGACTCTGAGAGATGCGCTCATTATATGGTAACTGAACTTGAGATTCCGTTTGCCAAAAACCTCGGAGGTAAGATGAGCGAAATGAAAATTCGTCCAAAATCTTTTTATGACTGGAGAGTTGTTTGGGGTTTATACTCCAAGATGGGATTTCAGTTGTTGAGAATAGGCAGAAACTTATATGTCTTCAACTGGAGAAATGCTTGTGTTTAATAACACTATCATCTACGGTACAAATAGACAACAATTCATCTTGTTATTACTACATGTAAAAAAATGGTAAATCTCTCTTTGGGAAGCATTTTGAAGAATTCAGTGTTTTCAAGGGCTCTAAGGGGGTAAATTTTTAATTTTAGTACCGGGTTGGTACTAAAAATATTATTTTATTAATGAAATTTGAAGGTTTTGTGATGGAAAAATTTTTACCAACCAGAATTAAAATATCTTTAAAAGGAAGTAGATTATGAGACACTTTTCAAAAGAAGAATGGTACTTTAATGGGTATACATGGTGTGGATTGGATAAAAATGCAAATTATTGGTATCCATTCTCTTACGACGACTACGGAACAGCGTATCGTATGACTTTAAATATTAATGATTGTTTAAATCATATGACAATAAAAAGAGCTAAAGACCAGATTAAATCAGAGATTAAAAAGAGCCCGTTTTTCAAATATAGATATGAAAAAATCTATATAGTAAATATAAAAGAGTACCCGACCTTCTATTTTGATTATCTCACCATCGCAAGGAAACATAGAATTAATATAAATCACTTACATAACCAAGACGAAATCGTTAGCCGTTTAGAAAAGTATGGGTTTACTCCAATTTCTGATAATCAAAAAATTATAGAAATTAGTAAAGAAGAAATTAATCTAGATAATCTATAAGGACAATTCAATGAACGGATATTCTTATATAGGAGGTATTATAATGATAATTCAAATTTGGAATAGCGAAGACGAAATAGGATATAAGCAGATAACCACATTTTATTCAGATTTTTCAATAGCAGATATTTTTGGTGTTGACGGTGTAAAAGACACATTTAACAGAGCGTTTGAGAATTGGAAAGATGACTATAAATATCTAACAGAGCTTATTTTAGTTCTTAACAGAAAAAGCTGGTATTATGTAGATGATAATAAGGAGTTGTCGTCGTTGTACACCGAGTTGTATTATAAGGCTTCTGAATATGCGATAGCAACATTAAAGGGAGAAGAATTAAAATACTATCTTGATATTACAGATTAAGAGTTTTATACTAGGAGGTTTAAGGAATGAGCTCACCAAAAAAGTCAAACGGTAGAAAAAATAAATTATGTTTCACAATAGAATCTCTATATGATAATGGCTCTGGTATGAGATATACAAGTAAAGAGGATTTTCTAAACGAATTATCACTAATGATTGACGACTGTATTAATAATGGGGGGTCATTTTTTGACGCTGTTATAGATTCAAACGCTAGTTGCTTTTGCACAGTAGGCGAATATGAACAAAAGATAGGATTTGACGACTAAGAGGAATACGAATTTGATATAGATAACGAGATATTTATGAATGTAATACAATAACATACAATGTATATTTCTGGTAATAGATACATATTTTCAGAGCTTTATGTGTTTCGCTAAAGTAAGTGCTTGGTATTTTAATAAAACTAGAGCCTCGCTCGCCGCACTACCACAATATAACAAGTGCAACCCACGATGCGTCCAGAGCTCCTAGAAGGAGCTCACGGACGACTGCAGGGTTGCACTGTTCTATTATAGTAGCAGATTGTATGTAAAATAAGATAATAATAAAGGAGAAAATTATGAAAAAAGTTTTAGTAGTTGTTGATATGCAACACGATTTTATCGATGGGGCATTAGGAAGTGAAGACGCTCGTCAGATTGTAGATAATGTTGCAGAAAAAATCAAAGGATTTGACGGAGATATCGTATTCACAATGGATACACATTCAGAAAAATACTTAACTACACAAGAAGGATATAAACTTCCTGTTCCGCATTGCATTAAAGATACTGACGGATGGGCTTTAAATGATGTTGTTTGTGTAGCAACCAAACAAAAGAGAGTTGGCTATAAAGTATTTATGAAAGATACATTTGGTTCTATGGAGCTTGCAAAGTTTTTAGCCGACCATCAGTATTGCTATGTTGAATTTGTAGGTTTATGCACAGACATTTGTGTTATCTCAAACGCTATGTTAGCCAAAGCCTCTGTTCCGGAAGCACAAATTGTAGTAGATGCTTCTTGTTGTGCCGGAGTGACTCAAGAGAGCCATAAAAATGCATTAGCCGCTATGAGTCAATGTCAAATTGAGATTGTTAATTATAATATCTTAAATAAAGATAATTAAAATTCTTATTTTATTGACAAAAAGGAGGTCGTGAGATGGGCAAATGGGGATTGTATTGCGAATTTGAACAGAATCCAACATTAAAAATTAAATCAATTAAAGATAGGTGGGTAAAAGCAAAACATGATTTAGAAGATGCTAAATATGTCGAAGATCTAATTCATTTAGACTTTATCAAGACTATCAAAAATTATCAGACTACCTGGGATTATCGTTTGCCAACAATTAAATCCGCAGTTGATGAATTGAAGATAACAGATGGTCGCAAGAAAAAGCCTTCTCTTAATTGCCTTAATACTTGGATAAAAAAAGATTTTTTCCCGGAAGTCAATGTTGATATTAAAGTAAACAACATAATCTCATATGGTTACGAAGGCTATCATTGGCAAATGGATTTTGATGTAAGTGGTGAGACGTATTCTATAAGCATCCCAGATAAAAAATTAATCAATTCAGAAAATTTATCTCATGCTTATGAGGGTAAGTTTGCTTTTATGCACAGAACAGGTAAAAGTTCTATAAGTGTAGAACACACCGACTACACTGAAGAAGGCATGGCTAAATTTATAAAAGCGTATTTTGATGAATTATTTAAAGGGGTATGAAATTATGACAAGTAAATGGGATATGAAACAGTATATCAAGAAAAATCCTGACAAGTTCCCCTACTTATACAAGGAAGATGAAGATGCTTTGTATGGTAAAGATGATAATAATTATATCTGTTCATTAGATACATTTCTTGAAGTTTTTCGTAAAAAAGCAGGGGAATCTTTTGAGTGTATATACGACGAACATGCTTCCCTATTTTCTGTTATTAGATGTACTGAGTGTGGTACGGTTATCTTTACGCACGATGACGAAAGGTATGAGCTTCATCTGAGGTGTCCGACTTGCACTGATTATAAGACTGCATTTACATACTGGACAAAAGAAGATATTGAATCTGACGAAGCCAAAAAGTCACAAGTTGAACTTTATGAGTCGATGGGTAAAGCGCAAGACGAAGCTTATGAGCGCCGAAAGAAAAGAAACGGAAAATACGACTGGGAAATTGGAAGTTTCAAAATCAAGTTCAAACTGCTTACTGCGAAATTTTCTTTGGAATGTAACGACATTACTGAATCTTATATAAAGGGCTTAAGATTGGATGTTAATATCTGGAAAAAAGAAACTCCAGATGATCCCTGTAGCACGTTTTATAAAGGTTTTGTTATTCCTTTAAGTTGGTCACAGTTGAAACTTAGATTTAGGATATGGGACGAAAGGAGAAAAAAATGAAGCCAGTATTTAAGTGTGATTATTGCTCTATGATGGGTACTGAAGAAAAAATTAGAGAGCACGAGCCTAAGTGTACGGATAATTATGACAGGAAAAGTTGTTATACCTGTCAACATAAAAAATTAAGCTCAAAAGATAAGAAATGGATTTACAAATGTAAAGCAGGTAAGGAAATCCCAGAAGGAAAAATCTTTGAATTTTGTGACTTATATATAAGAAAAAACAAATCTGAGGATCAGATAACAGATTTGTTTAAAGATATGTTTAGTCTTTAAAGAAAGGTTTTATGGTGATTTATGAAGATAGATAAGATAGAAATAACAAAAGATCAGGCGGAAGCACTTAAAGATTTGATAGATATTTGGTTCTTTCGAGAAGTTAGAGAAAATGAGGATATAGATAATACGATGTGGGCTTGGAATATTCTTGATATTTATAAACAATGTCAGGAAATCATTGACGGCTATAATACGAAAGCACAACCATCCAATCCCGAAAACAATATTGCAGAAAATAGCGATGACATTATCGACGAATTATTAGAAGTTCATCTCAAGGTAAAAACAAAGTCTTGTAAAAACAAAATGCTTTCTTGGTTTAATTTTAAAAATTCGGAAGATACATTTGTTGAATTGTTTGGGGACGATAAAGAAAATCCAAAGAAGAAACTATCGTTCTCTATGAAGTGTGATGGTTATGATACATGTATTAGTGATGTGTAAAAGGGTGGTTTTATGAATAAAACATTTATATTTTTACTGATGATATTTTGCCATATCGTAGATGACTATTATCTACAGGGTTGGCTTGCATCAGCAAAACAAAAGAAGTATTGGGCAGAAAATGCTCCTGATAAGATGTATAGGTACGATTACATATGTGCTTTGATTATTCATAGTTTTAGTTGGGCGTTTATGATTATGCTTCCGGTTGCATTCTTTATAAACTTTAATATCAATTTGGGGTTTGTAGCGATGTTTGTATGGAATGTTATGATTCATGGCGTTACAGATGATGCTAAAGCAAACAAAAAGAAGATTAATTTAATCCAAGATCAAATAATTCATCTTGCTCAGATTGTTTTAACATTTTTATTTTTAGTTGTTGGATTTTAAAGGAGAATAATTATATGAAAGTATCAGAAATGATTAAAAACTTGCAGGATTTTATGGAAGAAAACGGCGATACTGATTGTTATTATGCTTTCGATGATGAGGGTAATGGCTATAAAGAGGTTTATTATAAACCAACTTTGATGCTTGAAAATCCCTATGGAGATTTATATTCGGTTAAAGAGATTGAAGAAGACGACAGCTTAGATGAAGACGAAAGAGCTGAATTCAAAAAAGTCTGCATTGTGAACTGATGAAAGATGATTTTTAAGAAAGTATTAGTGGTAGACTGATTAAGAAATTTGATGTGACTGAAGTTCATAAATAAAGGGGTCGCTGAATATGAGAGCAACAGGAATTGTAAGAAGGATTGATGATTTAGGAAGAATTGTAATCCCGAAAGAAGTAAGGAAGAAAGCGTTTGGAACAGAAGAAGATGCTTTAGGAAAACCTATGGAAATATTTTACCAGTCAAACGGAACGATTATTTTAAAGCCTTATGAATTCAAAGATGAAACAAAATCAGAGTTTTAAAAGGAGAAATTGTTATGGAATATAAGATTGGAGAAAAGGTTTGTATTAGCATTGATACAATGATAAACGGTGATGCCGATATGGATTATGTTGATATTATGACAGACCATGACGGAGACGAAACATTTTATATGTTGCTTAACGAGTTTGGAGAGGTGTGTTGTCTTGACGGAGAAGAATGTACGATAGACCATATTGTAGCCGGAACGGAAGATGTTTTCGATTTAGTAAACAATAGTGGAGAAACATCAGTACATTTTATGTTGAGCAAAAATGATTTGGATATTGCGGTATTCAGATAGTAATTGAATCAGGATTTTAAGGAGGTTTAGTATGGGAATAAGAGATAAAAATTATAATTGGGAGCAAGAAGCACTAGATTTTAGTCAAGTAGTCGGACAGGTATTAAAACCAATTTTTAATGAGTATAAAGATAAATTTACTTTTGAAGAAATGTATTATCTTGTTTGTACTGAATTTCACGAAATAATTTTGGATGAATGTTTAGGACTTAAACATCCAGACTCAACATATGCGAGATACATAAAAGAGTGATTTTAAGGAGGAAAATATTATGAGTATGAATACTTGGATTGTATACGGAACCGGTTTTAATGTTGATCAAGTAAAACCTTTGACGATGATAGATTTTATCAAGAAACACAAGAAAACATTTTGTCAGAGCGAAACGGAAAATAGAATATACGAGAACTTAACAGACACAGACGATGGGATTTTTGCTTATAACTATATGGATGATTTCTTTACTGATTATGGTTATTCATGTGAATGTTCAGGATACGAAGGGTTTGGAGCAGTTATTTCAAACATAATGAGTAGAGAGACTGGAATTAGATTTGAGTTTCAGCGAGGTTGTGACGATTGTGGCAGTGAGCCTTCAGTTTTATTTTCAGATGCACCTATTTGGTGTTATAACGAAACGGAAAAATGCTTGACAGAAGACGAGTTTATGGAAATTTGTGATAAGTATATGCAAGAACTTGAAATTGAGGGCAGAGCAGAATTTTTAAGCCTTGAGTATTACGGATAAAAAACAATAAAATCGGAATTTTAGGAGGTAATTATGGGTTATCGGCACGAAATTAAAGTTACATTTGAGGATGGAGATTTTCTTTACACAACAATAAACGGAAGTAAAGAAGATATCAGAACGTATTATGTTGGAAAGTTCTTTAACTGCGGAACGGTTGAGGATAAAATGAAAAAATGTGTTAGTATTGAATTTTTGAATTGATAGGTGATAGATTATGAATGAATTCAAGGTAGGAGACAGAGTTATCGGAACGGGAATCTCTTATAGTCTTAATATTGAAGGATATGTCGGTACTGTACGTAGTGTCGATAGTGACTATGATTCCATACTAGTTTATTTCGACGAAGAGTTTGATGATTCTCTTCATTCGTTTGATAATAGATGCTGGTATGTAGGTAGTGAAGAAATTGAATTATATTTCGACGAGTCCGATTCAGAACAATATATTTATACAATTAATCAAGAATCATTCAATAATATCATCGGGTAAATTATTGGGGTGAGTTATGGATAACGAAATTGTTGTTTTAACCTTTACAAAAGATGAAATCCGTAGGCTTGTTATTGGAACAGGGATGAAAATAACAAATAACGATAGCTTACAGACAGCTGTTAAGATTGCACTTGGAGCTTTTATGTCAAACATTAAAGAATAATTATACATATGAGGTGACTACATGAAAGAAATTGTAAAAGAATTACAAGAATACTGCGCTGAATACACCAACTTCATAGAAAGCTTTGGCAATGAATGTGCTTATACTGATCGTTTAGTTGAGAAAATCATTAACAAGGCAGAAGATTTAAAAAATAAGTATAATAAAGAGGTTTAGGGAGGAGTTTTACTATGTTTACAGATTATGAAATTCGCGATAGTTACAACGAAGATACTGCGGGTAGAAAGTACCATGCTCCAATTGTATCGTCTAAAACATTGCCTTTTAAAACAGAAAAGCCTAAAACAACTGCAGATTTCTCTCTTAATAAACCTATGTCGTTTAATGAATTTTTAAAGCTCAGTGACGACCTGCAGAAGATGTACCTTTCTTCTTTGCATACCAAATTCAATGCGAATGCAACAGATATCAGATTGATGTTTGGAGTTAGTAAAACTTGTTTTAATATGAGGGTTATCAGACGTCTTAAACTTCAAGGTACTTTTGAAAAAGGTAAAAGAATGCCTTCTGAGGATAGAGAAAAATGGAATGAGTTTTTAGGTATCAATACAAATGCACAAGACAGTAAAAAAGATGTAGTAGTTGTACCTAAAAATCAACAATCTCATGAAACCAGCCAAGAATCCAATAAAACAGTATCGGCTCCTACTAAATTTAGTATGGATGCAATGAGCACTTCTATGACATTACAAGGTAATATGAATGCAAGCGAAATCGCCAATCGGTTATCTGCGATTATTCCTGATGGGGTTAAATGCAGTATAACAATTCATATTACAAGAAGTGAGGAGGTAGTGTAAATGACGCCAAATCAGTTTTGTCATCTCAACACATCGATGTTATTTATCAATGGCTGGATAAGCCTATGGAAAACTATTTATAAAACCCGTGTTTTATAATTCATTTTAGGTATAATTTGGAGGATATAATGAAAATTGGTACAAGAGTAATTGGCGTTGGAAGCTTCGAGAACGTTACCATCGATGGACAGCACGGTATTATTATTAACCAAGAGTATATAGATGGTAGTGTAAGGTATAAAGTCTTGTTCGATAAAAGGTTTGATAAACTATTACATAGCAAATGGATGAGGTGTTGGATTGTGAAACCAGAAAATCTTATTAAAGAGGAATCAGAGGTTTTCCCGCAAGAAGAATTTAATATCGAAAAGGCATTATTTGAATTACTAGTCTAATAGGGAGATGGATATAATGAAGAAGTTTATTGTTATTATAGAAGAGCATATCTCACAGAAGTTTCAAGTAGAAGCAGAAACATTAGAAGAAGCTATGCAGACTGCAGAGAAAAAATATCATAACGGGGAGTTTGTTGTAGAGCCAAGTACTCCTACAGCAAGGCTTATGGGAGCCCATACTGATGACTTCTCTGAGTATTCTGAGTGGAAGGAGTTTTAGGTATGGAATACAGCGTAGGAGATATAGTTGTATGTACTGGCGTGTATGATAAGTTAGATATAGACGGTCGTGTCGGTAAAATTGTTGGCTTTTTACACGATGATAAAGTATTAGTTGAATTTAATGAAAGATTTAGTCCGTCATTACATAAAGGAAATGCTACAGTTCAAGGCAAAAGAAATTCATGCTGGTTTGTTCCATTTGATAGGATTAGTAAGACTGGTATATATAATGAAGATTCTTATACATACAATGTTGATTTAGAAGTATTTAATCAATTAATTACATAGTAATAACGAGGTTTTTATATGTTAAAAGAATATACGGTGGTTGTTGACGCAGTTCTTTCAGGAGAAGTGAAAGTTAAAGCTAAAAGTAGAGACGAGGCAATTAGTATTGTAAATAATATGTACCAGTCAGGTTCATTTACACCGGAAGAACAACAAGTAGACATCTACACAAAACAGTTTTGTTTATCTACAGAATATCGGTAAAGGAGATAAAATATGAAAGAATTTTCAATTCTTGTTTTTGAAGGAGCGAATTTTTATTTAAGTAATTTCTATAACGCTCCTGTAATGTATGAAGGAATCTTATACCAGAATAACGAGGCTGCATTTCAATCAGCAAAAACATTAGATATGTCTAAAAGACGGTATTTTGCTAAATTGAATCCTTCTGATGCAAAGAAAGAAGGACGAAGAATTAAGTTAAGAGAGGACTGGGAACACGTCAAATTCGATGTTATGTATCAAATTTGTCTTGATAAATTCCAGCGAAACGAGGAACTTCGGAAGAAGTTGCTATCAACAAAAGATGCATATCTTGTAGAGGGCAATACATGGCACGATAATTGTTGGGGTAATTGTCATTGCCAGAAATGTATAGATATCCCCGGTGACAACTTATTAGGGCAAATACTTATGAAAGTTCGAGAAGAACTGCGATAAGAGGGAAGTAAGTTATGAAGTTTTTTCTTTCGAATTTATTAAAAATGAGAAAAGGCAGATTAGTATGTGTTACCGTACCAGACTGCTTTTTAGGGTACGTAAGAATATTAAAGAATCGAATTTACAAATGGTATGTTGAAATTGTTGATGTTAGCACGTGTTATCCATCTCAAGAACCAATAAATCCAGGTGAAAGAATGTGGTTAACATATAATGATTTATACAAAGAAGGAAATAATATACAAAAGAGTAAGAAAAAATATATTGATGACGAGTTGCCATTTTAATTAGGAGGAATTATGAAAGATAAGATTATTTTGTACGCAGATGAATTCCCAGATGAAGTATGGAGTGACTATTGTGAAATTTGCGATGTTCCAGAAACAGCGTGTCAAATCACAATATTTTTCGACAGTAAAGAAGTAGAATATAAAGAATATGGTGAAGATGATGAATAATACAAATCCAATGTTGCTTATTGATTTTTACAAGGAGGGATAATCGGTGGTTTACATTACTGGAGATACGCATCGAGAATTTGATAGAATTAAGAAATTCTGTAAAAAGAACAAAACAACAAAAGATGATATTCTGATTATTACAGGAGACGCCGGTATTAACTATTTCGGCGGGGAGGATGATAGAGAGCTTAAGAAGGAATTATCTACTCTTCCAATCACAATGGTTTGTGTTAGAGGAAACCACGAACGAAGACCAGAAGAAATCGAAACTTACCAAATCAAAATGTTTGCCGACGGTATCGTATATTATGAAAAAGATTTTGAAAATTTGTTATTCGCAAAAGACGGAGAGATATATACCTTTAACAGCAAAAAATATATGGTAATCGGCGGCGCTTACAGTGTTGATAAACCGCATAGAATTTCGAGAGGATGGCATTGGTTCCCAAATGAGCAGTTAGACTCCACAGAGAAATCTCTAATCGAAGCTAAACTTGAGTCTATGGATTTACAGATTTACGGTATCTTATCTCATACTTGTCCTCAAAAATTCACACCAAAAGAATTATTTCTTCCGGGAATCGATCAATCAAAAGTTGATACATCAATGGAAGATTGGTTGGACTCCATAGAAGATAAATTATCCTACGAAAAGTGGTATTGTGGACATTATCATACTAATAAAAATGTTAATAAAATGAGGTTTTTATTTACAGATATTATCGAATTATAAGAGGTGTTATGTAATGATAATCAACGAAAAATCATCGATTTCTCTCATTAAAGACTTCGTACATAAAGAGGTAAAAGCTAATATATCAGACATGACTGAATTTCTATTCGCATGGGGTGATACCAAATACGCATCGTATGATGAATGGGAGAATATGTATGAGCCGATATGCCCTGTTTGCGGAGAACTTCTGGAGGTTTCAGAGAATTCTCCTATTATTTGTGATTGTTGTAATGAAAATATTGACGCAGATTCTGTAAATATGGAGCAGGTAGAAATTTGTGAGTACTGGCTAGTATCGCAGTTCTTGGGTGAAATGCTGCTTAAGCACGGAGAACCAATATATAAGAGGAATGGTAGTTGGGTATGGGGTCGTAAATGTACAGGACAAGCAATATTTCTCGATGGAGTAATACAAGAAATTGCTCGTAAGGTTACACTATTAATTTCCGAAGGAGTATATACGGAGTAATGACTGTACCTGAATTAGATTTCTATAAATGGAGACAGATGCGCAATCCAAATAAATGTATTTGTGGAAGCTGTGATATTGAAATTGCGGAATCGTATCCCCATTTTACGATTCGATGTAAAAAATGCAATAGGGAAATAAAAAGAAAAACTTATAAGAGTGCAGAAAAAGCGTGGAACAAAAATAATCCGAGTAAAGGTGGTGGCGAATAACGATGGATAGATTAAACGCTGAAAAACTTTCTGAAATTGAAAAAAGACTGGTAATTGTCGAGAATGTATTAAGTAAATTGATTGATATACTAAACAAGAGAGAAGATATGATTGAGGAGTTCTTGGCAAAAAGAAGTAAAAGGCGGTGTTGAGCGATGGAAGAAAATAGACTGACTTTTGTAGAATATCATTTTAGTAAAAAATTATCTCATATTGATAAGTGTAAAATAGCAGTACATTTTTCAAACGACTATAAGGTTGATGAAATGTTTTTATTACAGCATAAAAGTAACGATATGCGTATCCAGATAGAAAAATATCGAATAATCTTTTTTGATATGAATGCAAAAGAAGCGTTGAAGAAATATGAAGAAATTGCGATTATTCTATCTATTAAAGATGCCGGAGGTGCTGAGTGATGGCGAAGCACGGAGAGTGGATAAAACTTGATGGTGAGTGGCGAGAGCAAGGTACAAATAAACCACTCATAATACACCAATGTTCTCTCTGCGGTACATTTTATCAAAATGCACCATACAACTATTGCCCAAACTGCGGTGCAAAAATGGACGGAAGGAGAGATACATAATGGCTGAAAGTGTTACAAGATTTAGATTGTGTGGAACTGAGTGGCGTTACTGTAATGGATTTTGCGCTCAGTGTCCTTTGTCCAAATTAGAGTATTCTACAACTACGAGCACACCAAAAAAAGAGAGGTGTGCGGACAATGACTGATATGACAAATTATGAAAAAATGAAAAATATGAGCGTTACAGAAATGACTGCTTTCATAACAAAACTTGCATTTTCCCCTTGTGAGTTGTGCGAAAGAGAACATAATGCAAGTTGCACACACGAAGATTGTTTTAATATTCACAAACAATGGCTTGAAAGTGAGGCTGAATAATGGCTGATATAACTTATTGTGTAAATTCCGATTGTCCTTTTTCAAAAGATTTTAATATTATTCAAAAGTATTTAAAGAAATATGGAATAGAAATTAAAGATGGAGATTTTGAACATAGAGAAGGATTTATGTATGTGAAAGATAATCAAAGTGGAAAGGGATTTTATGTATCAAAAGAATTCATCGAAGACTATTTATTAAAATAAAGAGGTGATACAAAATGCTAGATATTATATCATGGATTTTATTTTTTATGTCTATTTTTCTTTGCCTATGCGGAATTTCGACTTTGTTGTATATGATGTTTTCGTTTATAAAGGAGGAAAGAAAACATGACAGATAACGAGATTATTAAATCATTGTCAGTTCATAGAGATAGATTCGATTATAATTGCTTTGGTTGTTCATATCGAGGAATAAAATGTTCTTTTGATTTGGCTGGTGACGCGTTTGACCTCATCAACCGCCAAAAGGCAGAGATTGAGAGGTTGCAAGCAGAAAATACTGACTTAAAAAAATCCATTGAAACTATGACAAATGAACATATAAAGTTGGGATTTGAAGCGAAGAAACGGATTGAAAATGCCAAATCCGAAGCAATCAAAGAGTTTTGGAAGATGTTGAAAAGGAAAGCCTTTGGAATTATTGACCCAGATAGCAGTATCAAGGTAGTTGATGTTGCAGATGGGGACAACCTTGTAAAAGAAATGGAGGGTGGCACAAATGAGTGATGTTAGTTTAATCGACGGTCACATTGATGATAAACATGATGATAAACATGATGAGAAGAAGCACGGCAAGTGGTTGCCTCAGCTTCTCTTAGGGCAGAAAGTGTGGGATTGTAGCGAGTGCAAAACGCTTGGCAGTCCGAGCTGGAATTGGTGTCCTGTTTGCGGTGCTGATATGCGAGGTGAAACAAAATGAAAGCTAAAATAACAGATGAACAGATTTTCAAGGCTTTGGAGTGTTGTGCTAAAGAGGAAGATGGGAATTGTGCGATTCGTGGTTGTCCCTTGCACAAACATTGTGAAAAAGATATTCACACACTTGAAAAATCTGCTCTTGACCTCATCAAACGACAAGAGGCAGAGATTGAAAATTTGAAAATGCAGTTCAGCTATCTTGATAATGAGTGTTCCCGGCTTGAAAAAGAAACCGAGGAACAAATGGCAGAGATTGAGAGGTTGAATGCTAATTATGAAAAATTGCAATTAAAATATGAGAATGCGGTTAATGATAATAAATTTTTAAAAAGGAAGAATAAAAAAGCCGAATCAGAAGCAATCAAAGAGTTTGCTGAGCGGGTACAAGAAGAAATTGCCGATTCTTTACACAGCACTTACAAAGCAAGAGGTGAAAAGGCACAGGAAATACCGATTTATACTGAAAGTGAATTTTTAAGTTATTGTTCAGGAAAAATAGATTGTTTACTTGGTTTGGGTGATTTCATAGACAACCTTGTAAAAGAACTTGAAGCAGTTAAAGAATTAAATGAACGAGAGGATGTAAGTGATGGGACGGAATCGTAGCTATGAGCGTAATCATAAGTTTGAAATTACAGTAGACGAAGCTGTATGTCTGGTAGAGTTTTTAGAAGCAGAATTTATACAAGGAATTGGTAGCGACCCAGACTGCATAGATCTATGGTATGTTAAAAACATACGTTCTGTATATGATAAACTCCAACAATTCACTGACATACATAATGGGGGTAATTAATTTGATTAAGCATATTAAATGCGATGTATTAAAAGCAGAAGCAGACGTTATTTGTCATCAGGTAAATTGCCAAGGTGTTATGGGAAGCGGAGTGGCTAAACAAATCAGAAATAAATATCCTGAGGTTTTTGAAAAATATAATAAGTTTTGCTCCCACTTTGATAAAACTGATACCGAAAAAATGCTTGGTATGGTAGTTCCTGTAATGGTAGAAGATAACCGGAAGTTAGTTTGTAATCTGTTTTCTCAGAATAATTTTGGCTATGACGGTGGTCTATACACGGATTATAAAGCAATGAAGAAGTGTTTAAAGTATGTAAGAGAAAATATCTCTCACGATCATGTAATTGCAATTCCATATTTAATGGGTTGTTATAGAGGCGGAGGAGATTGGAGTGTAGTATATAAATTAATAGAAGAAATTTTAGGAGATAGAGAGGTGTTAATTTGTGAGTATGACGGAAAATAAATTTGATCCAAAAATGGTCAAAGAAAGAATTATTAAGTGGATTCGGGAATGGTTTGAAGTAAACGGTAACGGATGCAATGCCGTTATAGGAATCTCAGGGGGGAAAGATAGTTCGATTTGCGCGGCTCTATGTGTAGAGGCGTTAGGAAAAGATAGAGTAGTTGGTGTTTTGATGCCGAATATAACACAAGATGATATTATTGATAGTTATAGAGTGGTTGAATTTTTAGGTATTCAATCTTACACAATCCCGATTACTTTACCAGTTGCTAGTATACATAGTCAACTGGAGTATAGTGGTATGAATGTTACAAACCAAACCGCAATTAACCTACCGGCTAGGATTAGAATGTCTGTTTTGTACGCTGTATCTCAATCATTAAACGGTAGAGTTATAAATACGTGTAATTTATCAGAAAATTGGATTGGGTATTCTACAAGATATGGTGATGATGCAGGAGACATGTCTCCATTAGGAGATTTAACTGTCAAAGAAATCAAAATGTTAGGAAGAGAATTGGGCTTACCTATTGATCTTGTTGATAAAACACCGTCAGACGGTTTGTGCGGGAAAACAGACGAAGATAATTTTGGGTTTAGTTATGATGCTTTAGATAATTATATTCTTAACGGTGAATGCAGTGACGAAGAAATCCGGGCTAAGATAGATGATTTACACAAGAAAAATCTATTTAAAACAAGACCTATGCCAACTTTTATAATGTAAGGAGTTTTGTTTATGATTTATTTAGATAATGCTGCTACAACACGAGTGTATCCAGCACTAAGGGGTACTATAGATAAATATATGTATGAAGAATATGGTAATCCTGGGAGCGCACACAAGTATGGAGAGATGGCAAAGGAAGCTATATGTAATTCGAGAAAAATAATTGGCGAATTTATCAACGCTGCGCCGGATAATATTACATTCACATCCTCTGGATCAGAGGCGAACACATTGGCAATCCTTGGGCTGGAAAAATATTTAAAAAAATGTAAAAAGACTCATATAATTACATCTAAGTACGAGCATCATTCTGTTTTAAATGCATTTCATGAAATGGAACGAAGAGGATTTAGGGTTACATACATAGAACCGCATCGCGGTTATATCAGAGCCGATGATGTGAAAAATGCAATCAGACATAAAACAGGATTCGTTTCTATAATGTATGTAAATAATGAAATAGGAACTGTTAATGATATTAGCGCGATATACAACATATGCAAAGAGAGAGGTGTTATTTTCCATTCAGATTGCGTTCAGGCAGCAGGTACTTACAAAATACACGCAGAAGAAATGGCGGATATGATTTCTATATCAGGCCACAAGCTCCATGCTCCAAAGGGGACAGGTTGCTTATATGCTACTTGTATGGATTTACTATCTAATATTATATTTGGAGGAAACCAAGAAGCCGGTATTCGCCCTGGCACTGAAAACGTGGCTGGAATAGTTGCACTTGGAGATGCGATAAGCCGTAATAATGTCTCGATTGAGAGAAATCATTCTGACACACTTAAAGGGTATTTTATTCAAAAATTATTCCAGGAATGTGCCAAAAATGGTGTACGAGTTAGAGTTAACGAATTTCCTAAAAAAGTGTCTCCTAAAATAATAAGTATAACATTCCCTGATA